TTGTGGTTTCGATGATGAAAATCATGTTGAATGTTCGGTCCCCACGGGAGAGACCTGAAGGACCGAACGGACGACCACTGGTCTCAGTTGTGTGTTGGATAGGAGAGAGACATGTACGTGGAGAGAGTTCAACTACCAAGTCGTGGTTTCTTTTACGGAGGTGTACTCCCCGGTGGGTGGGTTGAAGTCAGACCCATGTCTACCCAAGAGGAGTCACTCCTTCTGAGTCCTCGCTCAGAGAGGGTCAAACTGCTGAACCGGGTGGTGGACCTGTGCCTGGTGACCAGGGCGGTCCCCGTCACGAACCTCCTGAGTAGCGACAGGTACTTCCTCCTGTTCGTCATCAGGAACATTACCTTCGGTCCCCACTACGAGTACCGTGTGAAGTGCCCCTCGTGCAAGTCTAGGTTCAACTGGAAACTGGACATCCCGAGTGGACTGCAACTGAAGGTCCTAACCTCTGAGGACAAGGAACCCTTCGAGGTTCTCCTCCCTGTGCTGGGGAAGAAGGTCCAACTTAGGTTGCTCCGTGTCAGCGACGAGGAGGAGGTTGCCAGGTACGTTGAGAGCAAACCGATTGCGGGAGAGGGTGATACAGGCCACTTCTACCGCCTCTCCCGCCACATTGTCAACGTGGACGGTGTGAAGGTGGACTCCTCGGCAGCACTCACGATGTGTGAGAACATGGAAAGTGCGGACTCCCTTACGATCGAACGTTCGGTAGAGGTACACGACAGTGGTCTCGTGTTAACCCCCTCCTACGCTTGCCCCAAGTGTGGCGAGGAGTTCGAAAGGCTCATGCCCCTCACCGACGACTTTTTTCGTCCAAGAGTTATCGCCATCAGTAGGAGTGGACGACAAGAACCTGAAGGTGGCGCGAAGGCAGTTACTGAAGGAAAGGTTGGCGCTGGTAGCTAACGTGGGGATGAGTTGGACGGATACGGGTACGTTGTTGACACCCGAACGACGTGAACTCCTCGAGTTGGTTAACCAATCCATAGAGGACTCCCGTAAGGAACGCTCCGATGGCGGGTCCTAGCGAGCAGGGGTTTCAGTGGACCGCACAGTTCAAGGATGAGGTCTCCCCCCAACTGGCCTCAATGGAGCAGAAGGTTGAGGCTGCTGCAGAGGCTCTCTCAGCCTCGTTCACCAGCACTACCCAGCGGATGGCTTTGCTGGAGAGGTCGACGAGCGACGCGCTCAGGGTCGCGGAGGAGGGTGTGGTTGACTTCGCTCTCGCGGCGAGAACGTCGGGTTCGGAGATCGAGTTTGGTGTGACGCGGTCTCTGGGGTCCCTCCTACAGAGCGTCAAGGCACTCGAAACCTTTGGTGCGTCTGCGGAAGAGGTTCGTAAGGTTGCAACCTCCTTTATGGAAACCTCCAAAGGTGTGGAGTCCTTCAGTGACCAACTCGAGAAACTCGCTCTGGGAAGTCCCGAACAGTTCACTCGGGCGGTGAGCGTGATGAGGACTATGTTGGGCGAGGCGATGCCCAAGGAGATGTCCGACGCCTTTGTTCGTGCGGTTGAGTCCGCCACACCCTCTGTGGTGGCCATGCTCGCGAAGGAACTTGGAAGGGGTGACATTTCTGCTGCTGTGTTGAGGCAATTCGAGCTGGCAACACCCTCTGCTCGCGCGGTCCTTGTCAGGCACATGTTAGAGGTCCCGGTAGCACAAGTTGTCGCTCCACTCCCACCTCTCCCTGGACCCGTATCCGCTGTTGCGGAAGGTGCACAAGTTGGTGCAGCAGCTGGCCCTCATGGAATGCTCGTGGGTGCTGCTGCAGGTGCGCTGAGCTACTTGGGATCTCACTTGTTGTCCGTTATCACCGAACCGTTTAGGATCCTGGGTGACGTCCTCTCCCCACTGAAGTTCATCCGGATGGCAATGGAACCCGTGGTGACCGTCTTGGAGAATCTCACCCAGATGCTCGCCGCACCGTTCCAGGAGGCCTTGTTGCAGATCTACGAGGCGCTCACACCCCTAATCCCACCTCTGGTGAAGCTCTCCCACATCCTGGCGAACGTGTTGGCGAACCTCGGGGTTAGACTCGCGGAGTCACTGGTTTGGATGATGGAGAGGTTGGGTGAGTTCTACACGTGGCTTAGAGAGGAGTCCCTCTTCGCCAAGGTCTTCCAGTGGATAGAGGAGAAGATCAAACCACCGAAGTTTGAGGAAGAAGGTGTCGGTGTGCGTTTGCCCTGGAAGGAGGGGTTGATTTACATGCAGGGTCCCCGTGGTCTTGAGTTGGTACCCGGGTCTGCCGCGTACCCTGTTCCGATCCCTCCACCCACACTCCCACCTGCCACACGTGGACCCACACCTCCGACTCTCAGTGAGGAGGCGAAAGCGATCCTCGGGACGCCCTACGAGATGGCACGTGCCACAGCGCGAGTTGCGGGGCAACGTGAACCCACACCGATGGAGTACGTCGAGGGGGTTAGTCAGATCTCCTCTGTGTCGCCACAACAACTTGAGGCACTGGATAGGATCGCCGTGGAGGTGAGGAGGTTGTACGAGTTTCACAGGGACGAGTCCACCCTGAACCCCAACAACATAGTCGGGGTTGACACGTGGCTCTCTAAGGTCGCGTCCTTGAGGGGTACCTAGTGGCCATCCCCGAGGCTAATACACTGTTGGACCAACCCTTGTTGGTCCTCACACAAACAGGTGTGAAGCTCGGGTTTTACCTCCCTGAGGAACTCACCACAGGGTACCTGACTAAGTTGAAAGAGGTTGTGGTGATGCACCGAACGCACCCATCAAGTCACCTCTACAGTGGTGGGAGTGTGGACGATGTGGAACTTAGGTTGGACCTCGAAGCTGGTGTGAGTTACAGGATTGCCACCGCGAAGGACCTGGTGAACGTGGTCGAGGAGTTGTACGACATGGTCCTCCCCATGGGCGACCCCAACAATGGTGGCAACCTCTACTCCAACGCCACAACCGTTGCTGTGGTTGGAAAAGATGGGACGCCCTGGTTCCAGGCAACCTTCTTTGTTGCACACGTGTCGGCGACGTGGTCCCTCCCCGTGGACGTTCCCACAGGGATGTATCGTAGAGCGAGAGTTGCTCTGAAGTTGGTGCCGACCTACGCACAGGTGGCGGGTCACAAACGTGGCATGATGGCGAGGGACCTACCGAAGCATAAGTGGTCGTTCCTCCAGGGTAAGTCGAGGGCGTAAGCATGCCTGAGAGTGCGGTACTATCAGGTAACCACATCGCTGCTGGTGAGTCGCGTGAGTACGAACCCCAGCGGAAGTGCAACTTCTTGTTGAGGATCTCCCCGCCTTCGGTTTATAAGGAGTTGCCCTCTCAGATCCTCGAGCTCGCACTCCACTCGTGCACCTTCCCGAAGGTTGTCACTGAGGTGAGAGAGGCTCGAATAAACAACTTGGTGGTGTACGTCCCCGTAACCTCACGGGTGAGTGAACTCACTGCAACCTTCGTGGACTATGTCTACGAGAACCCCGTAAGATACTACCTCTGGGACTGGTGTTGCCGAGTTAGGGGTATGCCGAGTGGGAACCTCGTGGACAAACCGAAACTGGTCGGTACGGGGAGACTCTTCTGGTTAGCACCAAGTGGTCAAACTAGGAGGGGGTGGAAGTTGGTCAACCTGTGGCCCGTCTCGATCGACATGGGCGGGGGTGACATGGACCGTGACGAGCAGAACCTTATCACCCTCGTTCTTAGGTGTGACGACGTGGTGAGGGAGTAAGGGGTGCGACGTGGCTGAACTCGGTGCGGTTAGTAGGTTAAGGTTGACGAACCAACATGTCGACGACCTGGTCTCCCCCGGGAGACTCAGGTTCGGTCTCTGGAAAGTCCCGCTGATTGACCTCGCCGAGTACGACCTCTACACCGTTACCCAAGGCGACCTCCAGAGGATCGACCGAATCGCGTCCCAGATGTTAGGTGACCCCGCCTTGTGGTGGGCGATCGCGATAGTCAACAACATCGCGAACCCGTTGAAGGACCTCACCGTTGGGACGACACTGGTTATCCCGCATGCTAGCTCAGTCTCCGCGGCACTCGCACAGGGGGTTACGGAAGAGTGACCCTAGCTCTTGTGATCGAGATGTTGGTCAACGGGAACGACCTCTCCATCAACCAGGAGGTTTTGGGGTGTGTCTACAGGGAGTCGCTTACTGGTCTCTCCACCTACTCCATGAACCTGTCCAGCAAGGATCGGGGGAAGTGGGACGAGTTGGTAAAGCTGGAAGACCAAGTGGAGATCCTCCTTCGGTTCTCCGCTGTTGTTGATCAGGTCCCTCAACGAGGTTCCTGGAAGAAGGTTCGCGCGAATCTCGCGAAACTGAGGTACTATTCGGATGGTGCTGAGTTGACGCTTGAGGGGACCGATGCGGGTGTTGTCCTAAGCGAGTCCTGTCACGAGAACGCGTTCGTCCAGAAGAGGGTCTCCGAGATGGTCGAGACCATCGCTAGGCAGAACAAGTTAACCCCTAGGGTGGCACCCACTCTCGGGAAGTTTTCGGTTTATCAGTGTGGTCTCCCGGATGGTGTGTTCGTGTGCGAAACCTTGTTGCCTCTCGCGGTAGACACCAACGGACAGGGTGGGTTCCTCTTCTATGTTGAGGACGGGAAGACTCTGGTGTTCACCCCTCCGAGGTTCGAACAGGGGAGTGACTTGGGAACTCTCACTCTTGGTGACATTAGCAAATTGGAGGTCACACGTAGGGGTGCCTTCCTCGCACCAGAGAACGCTAGGTCTGTCCAGGTTAGGGGGTTCGACCCCGGGAAGAAGGAACCCGTGTTCTGGCTTGCGAACGACACCACTGTTCCCTTCATCAAGTTGGCGACGAAGGGTCCCGTCCCCGCGGAACTACCCGCACGTGTTGTGGCCACACCAAGGTTCCAGGTGGGTGACTCTCCTCCAGGAGTGGCAAAAAACATCGGTGTCGCACTCTGGTCGGAACACTGTCAGTCACTGTTCAGGACCCAGGTCGTTCTCCCTCCGACGGTGGATGCAAAGGTCGGGAAACTGGTGAACCTTGACGTTAGGGGATCCACCGGGGACTACCATTTCTCCTCCGGTCGCTGGTTGGTCTATGAAGTTGAGTACTTCAGGAAGGCCGCTCTGGAGGGAACGATCTTGAGGCTCGAGCGGAGGACTTACTATGGGTGACCACCGCTATTGTGGCCTCTTCCGAGGGGTTGTCAAGGACAACGACGACTCCTCAACCTCGTGGCCGTACACGGGGAGGCTCAAGATATTTGTCCCTCAGGTCTATGGGGAGGGGATCAAAGACGCGGACCTCCCCTGGGCAGAACCGTGCCTTCCAATGGGTGGGGGGAGGACCAAGATCAACGGTGACGAGGTCTCCTGCGGGTTTGTCGCGTTACCACCTATAGGGTCCTCCGTGTGGGTGACGTTCGAGCAAGGCGACCCTTCCGCACCCGTGTGGTTGGGTACGTGGTACGGGAAACAGGTCTCACACGAGATGCCTGAAGAGGCTGTCCACGATTCCCATGTGGGTGTAGACTATCCCGAGATCTTCCTCATTAGGCCACCTTTCAGGAAGTCGGGGATGTGGATCAGGTTCTCCTCCTCGAAGGTCCTCGAGGTGGTGTTCGAGGAGGGGAAGACACACCTGACCTTTGACGAAACCACCAAGCAGATCGCCCTCCGTGCGGACGACTGGGACGTGAACGTTAGGTCTGAGACCGGGAAGGTCAACCTCTCTGCGGGTATGCCCGAGCAGTCGATCGTCATCAACCCGCTCACGGGTGAGATTAGGATCACCGCGACGAAGTTGGTTGTCAACGCCTCAGGTGAGGTTAAGGTAACGGGGAAGAACGTGAGGGTGTCCGCCGAAGAGGGAACATACAACGCTTCGGTTCGTGCCTCCGGGTGGGAGAACCACTAAGGTGACCACAAAGTGGAGCGACATCGCGTACCCGTGGGGTGAGGACCTCGCCTCGTTCGCTGAGTTGAAGAGTGACCAGGACGTCCTCAAGACTTCCATCATCAACATCATCCTCACTAGGAGGGGGGAACGGGTCATGTTACCCCTCTTCGGGAGTGACGTCCCCGGGATGCTGTTCGAACCTGGCGACCCCGCTACTGTGGTCGCTATCGGTGCATCGATTCGGACAGCGGTCGAGTTGTGGGATGACAGGGTGGAGTTCCTCGACTACGGTGTTGAGATGGACGGGAACACCCTGCGGGTGAAAGTTCAGTGGCGGGTGAAGAAGGACCCCAAGGCGGAGTCCGTTCAGGTACTCGCGTTTGAGCTCCAACCCGGGGTTCTAGTGTAGGAGGACCTAAAAGGTGGCACCTCCAAGGATCGACTATACCGCGCGGGACTTCGACAGTGTGATGGTGGCCCTCCGGGCTCACCTCCAGGCGAAGTTCCCCGATACTTGGCGCAACTTTTATGAGAGTTCCATAGGGATGGCGTGGTTGGAGTTGGTGGCCTACACCCACGATATCCTGAGTTTTTATCTAGATTTCAGTGCAAACGAGTGCCTAACTGGAGATACTGTAATCCCCCTCGTGGATGGCACCGAAGCCCTGATTAAGGACCTCGTCGGTCGTGACCCATTCTGGGTTTACTCCCACGACCACTCTTCCGGGAAGATCGTTCCAGGTCGCTGTACGGGTGTGAGTAAAACTCGGCTTAACGCCGAACTGGTCGAGGTCATTCTCGACAACAACCAATCCGTTCGCTGTACCCCAGACCACCTATGGATGCTCCGTGACGGTACCTACAGGGAGGCGAAGGATCTCACTCCTGGTACGTCCCTGATGCCACTGTACCGCTGGTACGACCGTTGGGGTTACGAGTTACTCTATCAACCAGATATAAAGAAACTTGTCCGGACTCACTTGTGCTTTGCTCTTGGTGTGCCCCTTGAAGTGGTTCACCACAAGAGGCAACCTGATGGTGGCTTCAACACAAGAGACAATCGTCCCGAGGTGCTTGAGTGGATGACGTGGTGTGGCCACCGTGAGTTGCATTCTACACCGAAAACAGCGGACCACCGTAGGAGGATCTCTGAGGGTCTTCAACGATATTGGTTGCGTGTGAAATCTGGTGAAATCTCCGGACCCACTGTTACTCCTGAGTGGCGATATGGTGCGGGTTCCGCCTTCCGTGGTAAAAAGCGACCCCAACACGCGGCATGGATGGGAGGCAACCAGTTCGCTCGTGGGTACCACCACACGGAGGACACAAAACGTCACGTCTCATCCCTGCTAACCGGTGTGCCTAAACCCGAGGGGTTTGGTGCGCAAGTAAGTGAGGCTCTCACAGGACGAGCCAAGTCGTTCGAGCACCGGTGTAGGATCAGTGCGGCACTATTGGGACGTAAGCAGACACACGAGTCAAACCTGAAGCGATCTGAAACTCTCAAGAGGACTTGGTCCAACCAGTATGCGTGTGCTAATAACCACCGTGTGAAGGTGGTGCGGAGTCTTGTTGAAAGGGAGGACTGTTACGATTTGCGTGTGGAGCAGCACCATAACTTCGGACTCCGGTCTGGTGTGTTTGTGCACAATTGTTTCCTTCCAACAGCCCGGGATAGAGAATCGGTTATCAGGTTGGGGAAGTTGGTGGGGTACCAACTAGGTCTCCCAACTGGTGCCGCGGTTGTGTGCGCTGCAACCATCGGTGCACCCCAGGTTGTGGACGTGGTTATCCCTGTGGGGACCACTGTCCAGACCGCGAAGGGTGTGACCTTCAGGGTGTTGGCTGAACAGAGGATCTCCGCTGGGTCTCTCACGGGGTCCGCCACCTTCACCGAGGGTGAGGCTCGGAGTGAGTCGTTCGTCGGATCGGGTGCTACCTGGTTGAGGCTTGCTCTGACTGAACCGGGTGTCGTCAGCGGGTCCATCAGTGTGGTGGTTGATGGTGCTGTGTGGTCTCCACTCTCCTCTCTCGTGTTTGCCACAACCACCTCCCCAGCCTACCAGGTGGAACACGACGAGAACGACAAGGTGTACGTCCTGTTTGGGGATGGTGTGAATGGTCAGGTCCCTCCCGCTGGGTCCTCTATCGTGGTCACCTACAGGGTGGGTGGTGGTGTGAGAGGTAACATCAACATCGGTGAGGTGAACACCAGTATTGATGGGTACCTAGATGGTGTGCTTCCCCCGACCTCTGTGTCCGTTGGGGTTGTGAATGACGTTTTCCGAGGGAGTGGTGGTGAAGAGAGGGAGACCATCGAGCACGCGAAGTTGTGGATCCCTCGATGGGCTACCACGAACGGGAGGGCGGTTACTGAGAGAGACTTCGACACACTCGCGACTGCTTTCAGCAGTCCTGTCTACGGGAAGGTCGCCTTCGCGAAAGCCAAACTGAAGCAAGAGATCCCGGAACTCAACACTGTCGAACTCTACACATGGGCGAGAGATGGTGGTGGGAATATCGTCGAACCCTCAGTGGGCTTGAAAGACGCTCTTCAGACGTACTTCATGAACAATGGTGAGGGTGCTATCCGTGTGGTGTGTACTGACGTGGAGGTTCTCAATGGGGTTATCCTCTATGTGGACATCGATGTGACTGTGACTCCCGAGAGTGAGTATACCTCTGCGGTGGTTGTGACGAACGTGACTGACAGTTTGGTTGACCTGTTCGATAGTGCGGAGAACGAACCCGGGGTGTCCCTACGGATAAGTAAGGTGTACAACGCAATCCAGGACTCAGTTGGTGTCTCCCATGCTGTGGTCAACCTCATCACTGCCTCCCTAAAGTCGACCGACGCGATTGGTGTGGGTAACGCGGTTACAACCCACTTCATCGCGACACTCGATCTCGAACCGAACCTCCCTGTGGTTCCTCACACCGTGGTTGTCTTCGCGGGGACCCAGTCGTTAACCGACGACGGGGAGGGTAACCTAACGGGTTCGGGTACGGGTACGATCGACTACGCTACAGGTGCGGTGGACGTGACGTTCACCGCCGCACCCGCTGTTGGCCAACTCGTGTACGCGACCTACAGGAACGTGGCTGATTACCAGAGGGGAGAGGTTGAGACCACCTCTGACGGGTCCACTGCAAGGTTCACGGGTGTGGTTACGTACCCCCCGATCGTCCCCTGGGACCCGATCACCTCTGAGAAGGGCATCGCGTTCTCCGATGGCATTCAGGTCGTGACCGACGACGGAAACGGTGCGTTGGTTGGTGATGTCAACCCTGGGGGTGTCAACCACATCGACTACGATACTGGTGCGTACGACTTCACCTTCGCTGCTGTCCCAGGTGCGGGAACGGTGGTGAGGTCTACGTACAGGCAGATGTTGAGAACCCCCAGCGAGGACATCCCAGTTTTGAAGACCCAACTCGTGGTGAGGGGTAATCTCACCATCGGGACGGCGTAGAGAGGAAGAAGATAGGTGTGGACCTTTACAACCTCCTCCCTCTTGTCGTTCGGTCTAAAAGTCTCCTTGCGAGTGGCATACTCGACGAAACGGTCGGCACCGAGTCCATCCTAAAGAAGATCGTTCATGGGTTGGAGTCGGAAACGGAGGTCACCAGCGAGGAGATCCGCCACCTGGTGGACTTGGCCGACTCCGATACCTGCCCTCTAGGCTTCCTCCCCTACCTCGCTTACTACGTGTGTGGTGGTTACAATGGTTCCTGGTCTGCGACAAAGAAGCGGGTGGTGGTGAAGAGTATGGTGTTGGTGTGGCTCTTGAAGGGAGCCCACCTAAGTCTCTCCTCACTGTTGACCCTCTGGGGGTGGGCTGGTCACGTCCCCTGGGAGTTGTGGAAGACAAAGGTTCACGAGGAGTGGGACTACAGCCCGTTTAGGGACTACACACACCAACTCAAAGCCGCACGAGTGGACATCGTTCCCACTGGTTACCCTACCCTACCGGTGTCGCTCGACCCCGTGGTGAGGAACGAGTTGGTCGCACTCCTCACTCCGGTTTTGCCCATACATGTGTTGATCAGGTCGCCCGGAACACCCTGGGACATCCCCACCGATCTCGTCCCCCACGCTTGCGACTCCGCGTGCGAGTCCACAGGCGGTTGTGAGACGGGTTGTGAGGCAACATGTGAGACTGGTGGTGAACTTTGGTCGCCCCACCAGTTAGGTGGCCACTTCACCGAACCACCCCTTGGTATGAGCGACGCCGTCACGGTCCTCACCACGTGTGTCACTTGGTGTGAGGCACAATGTGAGTCGGTCGGTTGCGAGGGTTCGAGTTGTGAGGCAGGCAGTTGCGAGACCGGGTGTGAAGCAACTTGTGAGACCACCTGTCAGACTGCATGCCAGGGTGGGTGTGAGACCTCTTGCGAACTCGCTTGCCAGTTGACCTCGTGTGAGACCACCTGCCAGACCACCTGTCAGACCGTTTGTGAACTCGGTTGTGAGGTGGTGTGTGAGGGCACCTGTCAGGCTTACTGTCAAGGTGGTTGCGAGACCCCATGCGAGAACGTCTGTCAAGGGTCCTGTGAACTCGCGGGTTGCGAGACCGCATGTGAGAACACCTGTCAGGTAACCTGTCAGGCAACCTGCCAGACCACCTGCGAACTCGGTTGTGAGGTAGTGTGTGAGACCGATTGCCAACTAGCCTGCCAACTCGTCTGCCAGGGTCCCTGCCAGGTTGGTTGCGAACCGGGGTGCCAAGCTGTGTGTGAAGCAGGGTGTGAGGGAATTTGCGAACTCGGTGGGTGTGAGGCTGAGTGTGAGTCCGTTTCGTGCCAAACCACCTGCCAACTCGCCTGTCAGACTAGTTGCGAACTCGGTGGTTGTATGACGGGATGTGAGGTTACCTGTCAGACTAGTTGCGAACTAGGTGGTTGTGAGGTGGTGTGTGAGAACACCTGCCAGACCCACTGCCAACTGGGTGGTTGTGAGGTGGTGTGTGAGAACACCTGCCAGGCGGTCTGTCAGTCCTCCTGTCAAACCGTCTGCGAACTCGGTGGTTGCGAAGCAACTTGCGAGGTTACTTGCCAGTTACCTTTAGGGTAGCTCTGAATGGCTCTCTGGGACCTCATCCCGAGGATAGTCCGCTATAAGGACTCCCTCGCGTCTGGTGGACCCGATGCGGTGGGGAACTTCCAGAAGGTGGTCGAGTGTCTGGAACAAGAGGTTGGTGTTACCGAGGCGGAGATCCGTGAGTTCGGTCGTATCATGGACGTCGACATCACCGACCCCGAGTTCCTCCTGTTCATCTCCGCGACCCTCGGGACGATGGTCGACTCCGGGTTGGGTCTCCCCTTCCAGCGGTGGTTCGTCAAGAACCTGGTCGGGTTCTACAAGGTGAAGGGTACCCACCTCGGATGGGACAAGCAGTTTAGGTGGGTCGAGGGGATCCTCTACAAGGCGTGGGAACTCTGGAAGAGTGTCCCCTACGAGGAGGGTGACTACTCTAGGTTTAGTGACTACACACACCAACTCCGTGCTGCGAGGTTCGACCTGTACTATTTGGACCCACTCGGGAACCCCGTATTCCTCTCCCCCACTGACGCCTCGCAACTGGTCCCCGTCATCGAGAGTCTTAGACCGATTCACGTTGTTCTGCGACACAACATGGAGAGGGTTGACCAGGAGGAAACCCTTCGTGTTAGCGACTCCCTTGCTGGGAGTGGGTTGGTGGGTACCTACAGCGACTCCTCCGGTGGCATCTTGGATGGTCCCGGAGGAGTCACAGTTGACGTTACTTGTCAGGTCACGTGCGAGTCCTCCTGCCAGGCCTATTGTGAGACCACCTGCGAGTACTCCGCGTGCCAGGTCGCGTGTCAGGGTGGGTGTGAAGGTTCGGGTGAGGCACACCAACCTTGCGCACTCGACTGCCGGGCAAGGTGTGAAGCAGGGAGTTGCGAACAAGGTTGCCAGTCTGGTTCTTGTCAGTCAGGTTGTCAGGCGTGTGCTGAGACCGAGATCTTCCCCGCGGTTGTGAAGGGTCGGGAGGATGAGGGACCAAAGGGTCGTGTCTGGTTCCCCTGTGTGGGTGAGACGTTCCCACCCGCTGACGAGAACGACCCGTGGTGGGTCACTCCCGTGGGTGGACCTATCCCTGTCTTCTATTACACCGTGGTGGGTGACGCGAAGCTTTCGGACGACGAAGTGTTGCCAGACGTCGACGACGGTGATTGGACCCACGTTAGATGTGTCCCTGGTAACGAGGTGGGCGAGTCACACCCGACTAAGGGTAACGGAACCATTACCGCTTGGTCGGGCAATGTGGGTGCACCACCCCACCCCTGTAGCGTCAGGTTCGAGGCGAAACTCGACGCACTCACTGCAACTGTTATCGGGTCTGTCCCACAGGGTGCTACCTCCATCTCTTCGCCTTCCGCACCGTTGTTCTCTCCTGGAGACGCAGTTGTTATCGAGGACAACAGTGGTGCGGAGACTAACCTAGTCCAGAGCACGAGTGCGGGTACGATCCACCTGAAGTGCTCAACCAAGCAGAGTTATACCGCACCTGTGTCGGTCAAACGGAGGGAGATCACACAGAACGTACACACCATCGAGATGGTCACACCCGGGGGTAACACTACATGGTACGGTACCCTCGGTGGTGACGTGGACCCGAACGTTGCTGTGGCACAGAAGAGGGTGAACTACCGGGGTACGAGGAACTTCACAGTTACGTTCAAGGACCCACCACCTCGTGGTGCTAGGGTCTCGTTCTACTACATCCGGGAGGACAACTGCCGTTACGAGTGGCTCACCACTGGACAGGGTATCGAGGGTGGTGACTTGGTGTACCAGCGTCCACAGGGTGGGGAGGACGACGGTTGGCTCGTGATCGACACCGACCCCACAAGTCCTTTCTACAAACAACTCGTCCATGGCGACCCGCAGACCACAAAACTCGATACGGAGGCTGACTTGCCATGAGTCGCGTGCTGGTAGGACTCCGTGTCGATGCTAGAGGCCATGTTGTAAATGTGGCGAAGTGGCATTGGGAGGTGATGTTGTACAGGTGGTACGATCTAGGCGGGCAAGAACTTGCCCCAACGTGGTACAACCTCCAGTATGTCGTAAACCTGAGGATCGACGCTCGCGGGCACATTCGTGAGGTGCAGGAGTGGTACGACACGGGGAAGCACCCTCTATACCCGGACGGTGGTGCTGGTTGGTACGACTTGGACGGGAACGAGTTGTCGTTCGAGAGCCCATGGCCCGCAGGGAGACCCATTCTACACAACCTTCGTGTCGATGCTAGGGGGCACATTATCGCAGTTCTGATGGACGATGGGGTTTGGTACGACCTGAATGGCAAGGCTTTGGCCGCGTGATTCCGGAGTTGTGTGGGGAGGTTGACATATAATCCAGGTGTACGATGCACAAGCACAAGGAGGTTTCGCAATGTACTCGAAAGTCAAGTTGGTCGTGTGGGTGTTTTTTGCCCTCACCGTACCCACACTCTTTCTTATGATAGCACAGTGTGTGAGGGTTATCGTTGGTTTACCGAGGATGAATGCTGGTTCCTGTCAGTTGGCGTTGGATGTTGCACAAAAAAGTCTTGTCACCTCCTTGTTCGTCCTGTGCGTGTGCGTGTTCATGCTTGTCCTGCTTTGGCCTTTCCGCATTGGGTCGCGGAAGGTTACGCACCAAGCAACCACTCCTCCTAGTGTTTAACCTAATGGGGTAATCAGTTGGCCCTGGGTGTGTGGCACACAAACGTAAGGAGGTCAGCTATGTACCCGAAGGTTAAAGGGAAGAGCATCTTCCTCTCGTACCTCCTGTGGTTGGGGTGTGCAGTCGGTTTGTGTGGTCTCCACAGGTTGTACACCGGGAGGACCTTTACCGGTTTCCTGTGGTTGTTCACCTTGGGTCTCCTCGGGGTGGGTCAACTGGTGGACGTGTTCTGGGTTCCCCATATGGCGCTCTACCCAAAACCCACCAATCCGTATGTGGTGGCGGGTGCTGTTGGTGGATGGGCACTCGCGAGGCACCAGATCAAGGAACAACGTGAGAGATACGAGAGGGAGAGACAACACAAGGAACTCTTGGGTACCATCTCTAGTCTCCGGTCCGAGGTCGAGCGGTTACGCGGGTGAACCCGAATGTAGTGTGGGTGGTGGATAGGTGATGGTGCGCTACATCACAATTGACCTGGAAGGTTATATCCTGTCGGTGGGGTTTGAGGATGGGGTGGTCGTTGTTCTGGACCATCGAAACGGGCACTACTGTTCCGTGAGTGAGTCCGGACGTGAAAAAGACTAGGTTGGCTGTCTGTGAGGCATGCACACACTACGCGAACCGGAGGTGTGAGTTCTACACTCGGTGCTGTGTAGGGTTCCAGACCTACCTCCTCAAACCTTTCGCTGTGTGCTTGTTAGGTCTCCGAGAGAGGGTTCCAAAGTGGACCGCCTCCACACCCATTAGGAGAGTAGGATGAAACTTCTCAACGCGGATACCTCGCCTAAGGTGAGGTGCACAGGTGGTGCGAAACCCGAGCTGTTCGAGTTCACTGTTAGGGACCGCAGGTTCGTGTACGACTGCAACTCGATGGTCTTAGCACAACTCGAACCTGGTGAGAACCCCAAAAACCACCCACCCGACCTCGTCCTCGGGGTGGAGTACCGACCTGTGTTCCCCTGTTACAGGCTCTCCTCGTGCAGGTATCTCGTCATCGAGGCTTGTCACGCGTGTAACCTTCGATGCGATTATTGCCTGGTCCGGGCATATTACCCTGGTGTGGACATGATGTCGTTCGACACCGCGAGGTCCGCGATCGACTACCTCTTCCCGAATGTGGAGGCAGCCAAGGGTGGGAGTATCGGGTTCTTCGGTGGTGAACCACTCTTGAACTGGCGGACGATCGTGGACGTCGTCAGGTACTTCGAGGGGAGGACCTTCCCCGCTCAACCACACTTCCACATCACCACCAACGGGACGTTGTTCTCGAAGGACAAGTTGGCGTTCTTGAGGGGTAGGAGGTTCTCCTTCATCGTGTCCCTCGACGGACCCGAACACGTCCACGACAGGCACCGGAAGGACGCGAACGGGAGGGGTTCCTTCAAGGACGTTCTCGAGGGATTGAGGCTCCTCAGGCAGGAACAGTTCACGGGGTCCATCACCCTCAGAGCGACCTACACCAAGGACACCGCTGGCGAGATGCTCGACGTCGCGAAGTTCTTGAACCAACTCGTCTGGGATGGGTTCGGGAACCACGTGTCCATCGAACCCTCCTTCCTCACGGAGTCCCTGTGCGTCGACCCCAATGCCTCCAAGGTCACCATTACCCAGGAGGACCTCCTGATGTTGGAGGACCAGTACCTAAAGGTGGCGGATTGGTTTGTCGAGCAGATCCAACTGGGTCGGAAACCCGTGTTCCACAACATCACCAAGACCCTCGAGAGACTCCTCTATTGTATCCACAGCGGAACTGAATGTGGTGCTGGAGTTGGGTACGTGTCGGTAAATTCCAAAGGGGACACTTTCGCGTGCCACCGGGAGCAGTCCTCGTTGATTGGGAACGTGTTCCGGGGTGGTCTCGACGAGGAACTCAGGGCGAAGTGGTTGGACAACAGGATCTACTTACGGAAGGGGTGCATGCAGTGTCCCGTGAGGTTTTCTTGCGGTGGTGGTTGCAGGGAGGAGAGTCTCGGGGTGCACGGTGACATATCCGCCCCGGTTGCCACTCAGTGCGCACTCCGTTTCATCTGGCTCAAGGCTGCCGCGTGGATCATGTCCAACCTCCCTCCGACTGACCTAACCCGTATTGTTCCGAAGCCAAGGGCGTTGACGCCTCAGGGGCGTAAACCAATGGGTGAGCAGAAGTGAGAGACCAAGAGGGCGTCATCTTGTTGAGGGAGGCGGGTGGGTACGGTGACGTAATCTGCCTCGGTGCTGCTGCTCTCGCGATCAAACTCGCTCACCCCCATTGGCGTGTGATCGTATACACACCTCAACCGTTTGTCGACACCGCGAGCCACCTGGTGGGTGTCGATGAGGTGTGGAGCCTCGGTTTCCTGGAGGACGTTCGGAGGACTCGTAGGGGGAGGTGCGACCCCCTCGACCCCACCAAGTACCCATACCTGAAGTCGATCCTGGACAGAGGTTACCCTGTGGTAGACGAGTACTGTCCAGCATTCCAGTACGAGGCAACGTGTGTGGGTGAACTGTTGTTCAACCGTCCTCAGGTGTTCGCCCGGACTGGGGGTGTGGAGGACGTTTCGCGCGCGTGTCCGCAGTGGCGTGTTTCCGAAGACGAGATGAGGTGCGCACGAGAGTGGGTCACTCAGAGGTGCGACCTCGGTAGACCTCTGATCGGGTACCAACCACGGTGCACCTGTAGGGCAAGAAGTCTTCCCGTAGACTTGTGGGTGCCCCTTGCCGAACGCCTCTCCAAGTCCGGTAACGTGGTGTGGTTCGATTGTGTGGTACCCCCCATAGAGGTCCCCGACGGTACCACACTGTGTGTGGGTCTCCCCATTCCCCTCGTCGCTGGTGTGGTGAAGCAGTGCAAGGTGGTCCTCACAGTGGACTCCTTGATGGTCCACTTGTGCGCTTCTCTCGGTGCCCCCGCGGTGGGTGTCTTCGGTCCGACAGACGGGAGGAACATCACGCGGACCTACCCGTCCCTCACCCCCCTTGATGGTGAGAGCACCCGGTGTAGTCTCCCTTGCAACTACAACTCCCTCAAGGGCTGGAAGAAGGAGTGCCGTGAGACGGGTTGTGACAGGATGTTGAGCCATTCCGTGGAGTCCATTGCCAACCATGTGGAAAAGACCTCGCGGGTTGCTACGTAATATGGAACGAGAGGAAAAGATTCGTTTGGCGGACCTTAGCAACAAGTACGGTGGCGGACGTGGGGTTCCTCGACCGTCGATGTGTGGCGACAAGAATCCCGCGAAGAGGCCAGAGGTACAGGAGGCGTTACGAAGGCCCCGACCACCGATCCGTGAAGAGGTGAGAGAGAAGCTTCGCCTGATAAACCTCGGCAACCGATACGCTGCTGGACCCCACCCGTGGCATCGTGGCAACAAGTACGCTGCGGTTCCGCGTTCGGAGGAGTTCAGGGCGAAGTTGCGGGGGTCCCGCCCGAAAATGTCTATGACCGTGGTGCAACTTATTCTTGAGGGAAAGTGGTTTCAGGGTCGAGTAGGTCACTTTTGGTCTGCGAAGAATGGAAAGAGGTTCTACCACCGGTCGTCCTACGAGTTACTCGCATTCCAGTGGTTGGAGAAAGACGTGACCGTCGTCTCCTACAGGTACGAACCTTTCTCAATCCCTTACACCGATACGAAGGGAACGGAGCGACTGTATGTCCCAGACATCCTCGTCACCTACCGAGACGGAAGACGGGAGTTGATCGAGGTCGGGTGGGACGTTACGAGCGAGACGAAGAGGTTGAAGTTCGAAGCTGGAAGACTGTGGTGCCAACAGAACGGTGCAACATTCGTGGTATGGGCAGAGAAAGAGTTGTTCCAACGGATGCCGGCGGAATGTGGTGACCGGGTTGCCATATAATATAACGAGAGGAGGGTAGATCGTCCGTGGCAGACCTGATGAGTGACAAACGCGCGCAGCGGATCGTACACGCGTTACACCAGGGAGTTGTGGAGACCACACCCGACCGGGTGAAGGCTCAGTTCGAGAGTGGGCTCAAGAAGATCCAAGCGATGCTTCTACGCGAGGGTTATGGGTGGCTCACACTCGAGCAGATAAGGGACCACATTCGAGAGCACTGGGAGTAGCACAAATGAAGCGCGACTCGCAGAGGCAAAAGGTCTACGACGCGGAGCGCTTCGTCACTACCCGACGGCAGTTCGGGTCGCTCGACGAGGTGAAACAGTTCATCTCCACTGTAGTTGGGAGTCGGTGGTGGAAGACCAAGTACCCCTTCGCGAGACGCGAGTTCAAGTTCATCGTCGGTCCTGATTGGTGGAGAGCGTCCATGGGATGGATGGGCACGCTCGTGCTACCTAAGTCCAAGTGGAACGATTTTGTGGTCCTCCACGAGTTGACCCACGTCGCGATGTACAAACACCGCCTTGGTCGCAACTCACCCGCTCACGGTCGGGTCTTTTGCAACCACCTGCTTCAGATTATCCGGAGGTTCGCTGGCGACCAGTCTTGGGAGGAACTGAAGGAAGGGTTCAAAGCGAAGCGGGTCAAGTGGGTGGTCTTCTCCCACAAGCCACCAGGGAACCCCCACATCCGCGACTACCTTCCGGAGGTGGGTGTCGGACAACCCACGGAGGTTTGCGTTAAGTGAGCAACCCTAAAGTTCTCGTCGTCACGACCACCTACAACAGGCCAAACCTGTTGAGGTTGACCACGGGGTGGCTCCTCAAGGACAGGCGGGACGAGTTTACCTACTGGATCTTCGACGACGGGTCGACCTACAAGGACGTCCACACGTACCTCGAGGAGATGCTCTCCAAGGGTGTCGCGATTCACGTGAGTACCCTGAAGCGGAGTTACCTCGGGCGTCCTACACTTGCAGTGGCAAACCAACGGTGTGGACTCGCTAGGAGAGACGTGTTGACCCTCGCTCTCAGCGTGGACCCACCCTACGACTATATCTTTCTCAAGGATGACGACGTCCTCGTCTCCTCCGCGACGGTCCACGAGTGTGTAGGCGACCTGCAGGCGTTGATCCAGGAGGGTCACAAGGTGGGTGCGCTAACCCTCTTCGGATTAGCGACACTGGGTGAACACTTTTCGTTTGGTACGAGTATGTTCGCACAACTGAGTTACACGGGTGAGGCACACGTTGTGTTCGACCGTAGGGCACTGGACGTAGTGGGTGTCCACTTCGGCGACCAACCGAAGGGGTTCGCGGACGTACAGTTTGCCTCACTTAAGAGTGCGGGTTACTCGTATTGTACCCGAACGAAACCACCCTATCAGGTTCAACACCTCGGTGTGGGTCCCACAGGGTCGGTCATCCATTCCGAGGGGCACGCACCGTTCTGGTGTGTCAGAGGGTACTACACGGAGAAGGATCACCAGTTAGAGGTTGCTGGGTTCGACCATGTCCTGTTCTCTCGAGTTGCCTCGCGTGTTGGTGGTGAACTTGCGGCAGAGGCGTACCTGAAGGAGAAGGGTGTACCCCATCATGCCTGAACCCGACCCGATCCTGCAATTCGGTTGCCACAAAGGGAAACATATCAGTGACGTTCCCACCTCGTACCTGGACTGGTTGTTGGGTGAGGGGTGGGTCTACCCAGAGTTGAAGGACCAGATCGAGAGACACCTAAGGACGAGGGCGGATTGGTTGTCCGCAGACCTGGATGGTGAGTGAGGAAAGGAGACTCTTGTGACTACCACCCGAGTTGGCAACCGCTCTGACAGGATCCCCCAGGTACGAGGGCGGCTGGAGATCCTCAGAAGAGGGTTCGGTGAAGCGGAGTGGGAGAGGTTGGTCGACCAGGAGAACGTCATCGTTGCTGGGTTCCTCACCCAGGAGGTGAGAGGGATCGTTGGAGGTGGACCCGCCGCGGACTACAAGGTCGCGTACGTCCAACTCGGGACGAGTGGTGTACCCGAGGTCGCGGGTGACACAGTGATAACCAACCCTGTTGAGTTCGCCGTTACGACGTTTTCCTACCCCGCACTGAAGAGTGTGAGGTTCGAGGCCACGCTCGCCGCGGGTCTGGGTAACGGTGTGGTCTTCCAGGAGGCGGGTCTCCTGTTCTCCACTCACGTGTTGGCGGCAAGAAAAACCTTCCCGGGGATGGCTAAAAGTGGTGCTTTTGAGTGGCTTATCAGGTGGACCCTCACATGGGTGTAACGTGGTCATGATCCCGAGACACACACAGTTGCGGGTAGGAATGGTGTTGGTTGTTGAGCAACCAGCGGGTGGGTCAGACCGCATCACCCTTCGAGGACCCACCTACAATTCAGGGGACGGACGGGGTTTTAGGTGGGCGAACTCATTCGGCGGCACGGGTTGGTCGTCGGAGAGGTTCCTCCGCAGGTTTGCTCGGTTACCGCGACCCGGTGAGTGATGAGTGTATACGTTGACAGTTTGGGTTTTTGCGTACCGAATGCGAGGTGGAGGTACACCGAGTCTTGCCACCTTGTGGCCGACTCTCTCGAGGAACTCCACTCTTTCGCCACACGGTTGGGGTTGAAGAGGGAGTGGTTTCAGGACAAACGCCTCCCACATTACGACTTGACAAAGGGCAAGAGAGCGTTGGCCGTTAGGTTGGGTGCGGTGGAGATCAAGTTCGGTGAACTGGTGAGGTTCCTGAGGTCACGTGATGTGGCCACCCTTTTAGGAGTGGGCAACTATGAGAGGCGAACTCGTTGTGGACAAGGTAAACCCCGTAACGGGTGAGGTCGTACGGGTCGCTGAGACGCACAAC